TCCAACCTATAAAAGTATTTTCCATATCTTTATCACTTGGAATATCTAAATCAGCGCTAAAACCAGCAGTTGCACCGCCACCTGAATCTGCACCACCTACTGTGTTAAATTCATCAAATGCAGCGGCCGTATTTTTTAATTCTTTTGCTTGTTTATTTGCACTAGCTAAACTTTTTTTTGCACTTGCAAATATATCTCTACCAGTCCATGCTTTTACTATATAAGCAATATATGTCATTAATTGTTTGGCTAAATTTACTATTGTTCTTACAACTGGCTCTATTGTGTATGCTAATGCAGCTTTCATTAATTGAATATCATTTGCAAGTTGTTGGTCTCCTTGCGCTATTATATTCATTGCTTGTCTTATAGCCATATATGCTGATCTTACACCAAAAACGGCCAATGCCCATCTAGCCACTTTTTTTGTTGTTTTTTGTATTGAATTGCCTATATTACTTAATGCGCTTTGTATATTTGATAATCCCAAATTTTGTGCATCTCTAATGCTTTGATTATATTTTTCTTGTCTTTCTCTTAACAATAACAATTGGTTGCCAAGTCTTTCATAGTCAGCTTCTAATTTTAATGTGTCGCCAACTTCAAAGCCCATATCTGCTTGTTTTATTTTATCTTCTATATCAAGCATTTTTTCTTCTATATATTCAATTTGAGCATCAAATTCTTTTGTATTAAGTTCTGTTCCAATAACTATTTTACCATCCATAAAATCACTCCTTTCTTAAACCAAATGCTTCATAAATCTTTTTCTTTAATTCTTCTTGTTCTTTTGTTTGCTTCTTTTTATATTCTATACAATATTTTTTTCTTAAATCATTTTGCAAATTTGCTAAATTTTTTCTTTCTTTATCATCTTTTATTTTACTTGCGTCTTGATTTAAAATACTTAATATTCTATTTAAAGCACAACAAGTTCCAAATTCGCTTGTACTTAAATTAGATAAATCATTATAAAATTCATACCAATGTAAATATTCTTTGTTATAAGGGTCATATTTATAATCAAATTTAAAACTTGATCTTATTAGCCCTTCACATTTGTTATAATCTAAATCATTCTTATTAAATGCATTATTTTTTTTATCATTGTTTATTTCTTCTTCATTGCCACAAGCAATAAATTTTAAAGCATAATTTAATAGCTTATCATAATGTTCTTGGTGTTCTATGCCTTTATCTCCAAACAACAAATAAATAATTGCTAATGATCTTTCAAAATCTCCTATTGTTTCTTCTGTTGCTACTTTATTACACTCTAACACAACCCTAAAATCGGTGTTTATTTTATATTCTTCATTATCTATTATTACATATTCAGGATAATTCATTATTTAAGCTCTTTTTTTGATTTATTTACGGCTTGGTTATATTTTTCTTTGATTTTATTTTGTATATCTTCCATTTTCATATCTAAATGAGGCACTATTTGCTTTTCAATTATTTCATCTATTTCTTCTAATGTGTTCCAAGAAAACTTCCTACCATTAAGCAATTTTTCTATTCCTCTTTCGCCTAAAAACATATTGTATATTTCTTTTTCTTTTCTAAAAAACTCATTTATAGCTTTAATTGAATCTTCTTCATTTTTGCTCAATAGTTTTTTGCCTTTTACATCTTCTCTCTTTTCAATTATTGTTAGCATGTTTTTTAAATATTCTTTGTTCTTTTTGTCTTTTTCTATTAATTCTTGATATATAAGGGGCAACTCTATATCCGTTAAATTAAACTCTAAATATTCTCCTGTATCTACACCTTCATCTGTTTCTATTTTTAATTTTAATGTGTCCCTTTTATTCAATTTTATAACATTATTGTCTATCATAATATTATCTCCTCTCTTTCTAATTAATAAAAAAAGGCTTGGCGATTACTTCGCCTCGCCCATTAAAAGCTTCTTGTTATAGACTTGTTGATTCTGTAAATGTAATTTCCCCAATTGATAGGTTAACAGTTGCAGTGCCTTCTTTTGGGTCTCCTACATAATATAAATCGTATTCAACTTGCGCTTCGTCACTCATCCATTGAGTAATAGCAATTAAGCCATCGCTAACTTTTGCTGGAGCTGTAATAACATTACCAACAGTAGTTCCGTCAAATACATCAATATCTAAAATATGAGTTTTGTAATTTAATTTATCTCTACCGTCTGCTACAAACTCAAATACACCATCGCCTTTGTATGCTGTTTGAGTAACGCTACCTTGTTTTTCATTAGATGAATGAACTTGTCTTGCATTTTTCTCAATGATCCATTTTTCACTGTCAAGTTGAGGATTGTAAGATATGCCATAATCCGTAACACCAATTCCTAATACTTTGTAAGTAGCAGTTGAATCTGGTGTAATGTCTAATGCAGTAAGCAAACCTTCATCTCTGTCTATTTTTTTAATTCCTTCAGGTATTAAAGACATATATTTTCCTCCTTTATAAACTTACTGTACTTTCGTACTTATTTGTTCTATATGTTATTTGTATTTGAATGTCAAACTCTGCACTTACTCCATCTACATTATTTAAAGTTCCGCAGTTTAAACATTCAATACTTTGTATATTTTCTATGTCAGGCAAATTGCCTTCATCATTATTAGTTTTGATTAATTGCTCAAATTTTTCAAAAAAACCTATGTTTTTTAAATTGTTTATTGTATCTTGACTATATGCCTTTCTACTTCTAAATGAATAAACATCTTTATGTATTTCTATCCCCATTATCCATTTTTCTACTACACTAGCTGTAGGTATTTTGTCTAAACTATAATCATCTACTTTATTTGATAACATATTTGCATTTATTTGATATGTTCTATTTGACGTAAGAGTATTAATAATCCCAAATAGATATTCTCTTAATTTTGATATTCTATAATCCATTATTTACCTCCATGTGTATTTACATATTCTTGTACTTCAGCAACAACATCTTTTCCTTCAGCGGTCCACATTTTTTTATCCCAATATGTTCCCGTTCCTGGTGTAGTATAATTTTTAACTGCATGGCTTCCGTCTTCTCGAACACCATAATATTGGTATCTAGCATAAGGTTGCTGATATGCTATATAATCTGTATCTTTTACTACGTTTTCTCTTAAATGTATTCTCCCACTATTGCCGCTATATGGAACATATTTATCCATATGCACAGCACATCTTTCAGTAAAGTATGCGTGCGCTGGCCCACCATTTTGGATTCCAAGTCTTGCTTGTATTACGCTTGTAGGTTTCATTTTAAGTGGCATTTTATTTGCCCCCTAAATGTATATGTTGATTATTACCAAAATTGTTATTGTTTATGCTTGTTATGTTATATGTTAAGTAGTTAGATAAATCTTGTTGTGTTTCTATATCAGTAGTAATTTTGCCTTCTACTATAATGTCGCCTATTGCAAAATTGTTTATATTTAAACTGTTGCTATCATAAGGCAATCTTATTTCTACGTCATTGGCATTGTCATACCCTTTGTTTATTCCGGCACCTTTACCACCAAAAAACCACGCTTTATCATAATTATATCTAGTCCATGTTTCTAATCTAGTAGTAGCATCAAAACCTTTATGGTATATAGTTACTTGTTTATTACAAATCATTAAACACCTGCATACATTAAATGTTCATTGTTATATACAACACCTAATAAATATGTCCTTATTATGTCGTCTAGTTCAACATTTTTACTTTCAATTATATCTTTTATTGCTGCTGACTTAACATAAGTTACAGAATATCCATCAGTGTTTTCACTAGCAATATTTCCATTTTCTGTAGCACTTGTTATACTACTTGCATAATTGTTTATAGCTTCTATTAATCTATAAATACACAATTTTACTTCTTGTGGTATTTTATTGCTTTTAATAGTTACTAATCTGTTAAATGTATATTCATTTACTTTTCTTTGAGCTTCAAATTCTAATAGATTAAAAGGCGTTATGCCTAATGTACCGCCTAACATTCTATATTCTTCATAAGTCAGGTATTGTCCACTAAATTCCATAAACGCCCTCCTTTATTATTATAAACTTACAGTTCCAGTTGTTTTAACTTGTACTGCTAATGAATTTGTAACGATGTCTTTGTAAACCATACGTCCTTGTAAAGCAGATGCTCCAACGTGTTTTCCATCGTTAATATCTTTGAATGTAGGTTCAACTTTCCATTCATCGATTGCTTGACACCAAGCAGGTGCATAAACAATATATTCTACATTTTCAGGTAATAGGTAGTTAGGTTTTACTTGAACACCATTAATTTTACCAATTACACCATTTCTTACTA